CTGACATCTTCAGACCACCTCTCTATGCGAGAAGCGTGCGATGGGTTGCTTAGGTCACTGTCCCGGGGAGTCCCCGGGCGGCCTAGAAATTGTTGGGACAAAGTGTCTAAGAGATTTATCTCGAAGACACCTATCCTTCCAGTTCCTGGGCGTTGTACATGGTTATCAAATAAATTAATATTGACAACAAACAATAAGGTTATTTCTAATTTGCTTTTACAAGCTTCAAAGTTATTAACCGAATGCAATATACAAGTGACCAATGATGTTACAGTCGTTGGATCCTTCCTCCAAGCTGCATTATATAAAATTTGGAATCGTTCGTTATGTGTGGATTTATGTAATATAGAAGCTGGAATAATTTCCACCTTTATAGATTCTGTATCCCCTAACCAACAATTCATTTTATGTGATGACACATACTTGAATGAAGTATTGTGTTTTGTGTCGGCCGAATTAGCCATCCTTACGGATGTAATTCCAGACTTTCACGCTCGTTTTTCATTTTCAGAGCAATCAAAATTATTATTAAATACATGCAAATTTCCGAAGAAAATGTTTGTTAAATTCGTTAAGTACCATATTGCTTGCCCAATGGCAAGTGTTCTGGATCAAGTCTTACCGGTCAAGCCTATTGGCTATCCCGGTCATTACTTGATCTGGACTGGTTCAATTAAACGATTTTTAAAAAATATTTTAAATAGAAGAAATTTTAATTCTGACTCCACCCCCCTATGTCTAATGTTATCATTGGGCTTCCTCCAAGGAATCAAACGTGGCTGTGCCATTGTATCTGATTCATTTAAAAAGGATGAAGTCCTTGCACATGTCAAGGCGATGACTACGGCCCCAACATACGCTTGGTTCTCCGAGAGTATTGACCGTTATACTGGCTTACCATTGAGTGAAGTTACAATGTCCCGTGATGGTTCTTTGATGATGGATCCTTCTTCTTACTCAGAAGTTAAGGTTTCCCATGATCCAATTAAAGAAACATTTGGTTCGACTTGTAATGCCATTCTAAGGAATACCAATAAGTCATACACCCCTGCTGCGTACGAGCCTTCACACAATTCTTGTTATGAATTATGTCGAAGACTCGGTGGTGCTTATATGCAAATTGTGGAGGAGTTAGAATTACCTTTAGTCGAATCTGAGGAGATTCTGATTAAAGGGAAAATAGTTAAGAATGTTTCTTTTCAACTCCCGAATATAGAAGCCGTCATAGAAAAATGCCGGGCCCGCTTTTTGGAAAAAAGTGAAAATTTAAAGTTAATGGAGGAGTTCTCCTGTTTTAAGGACGAAATACCAGACTATGAAAGTTATCTGGATATTCGACCTTTAACAACAGTGATACCCCTTTGTGAACCTTTAAAAGTTCGCGTTATTACCAAAGGTGAGGCTTTACCTAGCTATGCCGCAAAATCCCTACAAAAATCAATGAAATCTTACATTAATAGATTCCCCTCACTTGTCTTAACGACTCGACCATTACTGGTTGAAGATTTTAGAAAAGTTTGGGGTTTCGAAAAATTGATTGAAGAGAAATTTGGTATTTCGTTAGGGTTCACTGATCATGTGTCAGGTGATTATAAAGCAGCCACAGATAAATTAAATATTGGTTTTACGAAATTAATATTCGAACAGTTTATGTCTGCTTTAAATGTCCCTGAACAAGATCGTCCGGTCTACCGAAATGTTCTTTATGAACAAAGTTTGGTGTACCCAACTTCATATTCAAAGTTTTTAAAGAATTCTGATGTTGCACATTTGGACACGAATAAGGATGGAAAAAGTTTCGTCGTTGACCAGAAAAATGGCCAATTGATGGGATCTATCCTCTCCTTTCCTATCCTGTGTATAGCAAATTTAATTTGTTATAAGTGTGCAATTGATGAATATATAAATCTAAATCGAAAGAATGGTGAACCAAAACGTTATGTTAATGTTTTTGATTTACCATGTTTAGTTAACGGTGATGATATTTACTTCCGCTCAAATCCGATTTTTTATCAGATTTGGTTAAAGTTTATTAATATCGCCGGTTTCATACTTTCGGTTGGGAAAAATTATGTTCACAAGTCAGTCTTTACTATTAATTCGCAGTGTTTTTCTTATAATAAAACAACAGATACAATTCGTGAAATTACCTACTTAAATGTTGGCCTACTTATAGGTCAGTCTAAGTCAGGAATTCTTGGTGAAAAGTTACCAACCTGGGATCTTTATAATAAAGTCCTGCGAGGTTGTTATAATAAAACTTACACTCACAATCGTTTTCTGTACTATCACTCCGATAGTATTGCTCAAATTACAAAAAATGGTAATTACAATTTATTCCTCCCTAAAGTTTTAGGTGGCTTAGGATTTGAACGGTCTTCCCCGGATATTCCGGTGAGGATTACCGCATTCCAGCGCCAACTTGCGACTTATTTTCATAACAAGGTAACTTCTGCCTACTTAACACCAACTGTTGGTTTAAAGTTAAGTCAGGCTACTTTGATCGATGAAAATAGTCCCATTGCCTACGATCCGTATCTTGGTGAATCAGTTCAGCAGTTTATTAAGAAAGGTGAGACGATGCCTGAAGGCTTCAATCTCCCCCAACTTTTACCTAAACCTGGACATTTAATGATACATCAACTAGAACACATGACTCCCAAATTAGCTTTCCGTTCCATTACATCCTCGATTTTACGTGACTTTCGTCAAGCAAAATCCAGTGTGTATCATGGAAGCGAATGTTGGTTTGGTTTTGATGCCAGTGTTTCTGGTAATTACCCTTACGTCCTTGTCAGAAGGGAATTAGATGACGTTGAAACTTATGAGGAAAACCTTCATGAAGTAACTGTCAAAAAAGTAAAATTAATTTTTAAAGATGTTTTAGGTGAAATGATTAAGTTAGGAAATATATATGAAAATATACTTATAGCGCCACAGGTAGACCGTTCTGAAGTTCAGACGATCTACCTATAGGTTCTACATATCTTCATCCCTAATGCCTAAACAAATTAAAAATGTTAAACACTCTCAAAATGCTATGGCTAAAATTAAAGCTTCAAATGCAAAGAATGGCTCAAAGAATCCGGTTATTCGTCGTGTCAACCAACAGCGTCCTAGTGGTGACCAGCAATCGTCGTTTTACAACGCTCTTGCTGATCCTTTTCACCCGTCCTCGTTAGGTTGTCAGGTCCCTGACCCTTTTCCTTTCCCAACTGCTACATTCCATGTGCATCAGACAACTGTTTTAGGAACAAATGCCGTCTTCGGAAATACTTCCGGTGGTATTGCGTTTCTTCCTAATCCTGTCTTATCCATGGTTGACTTGCAGCATGCCGATACTTTAACGTCCGTGAATAATCTCGTCACAGTTACGCCTTTCACTAAATACAGTAGTGTTGCTACAAACGTTGCTAGCGCCATTTATGGTGCGGTAACTCCTGCAGCACTCTCTAGTGTTTATAGTGATTATCGTGTTGTGAGTTGGGGAATTAAGATTTCGAATCTACAGCCTGAATTATCTGCCACCGGTAGAATGATGGTTGCTATGGTTCCAATTGGCGATACTATACCATCTTATAAGGAGTTAGCCTCTGCTACTTTAGCAGGAGCTCTCACACCTATATTTGGTATTGATCAAGCTTATCTTAATTCGTCCAATATTCTTGAACTACCGACCGGTTTCGAAATTACTGTGCAAGATCTTCTTCACGGTGATTTGCAAATCGCTGGTATGTACTCGAACGCGAATTTCTGGACATTTAAAACCTCTGTCACACAAGGTGGTCCAACATTGACTACAGTCGCCGGTGACTCTGCTTCTTACAACTCTGCAGGAAGTACAGTCGCCTCTGTTGGGTATAAAGACATCGTGAGGTGTCAAGGTGGCGCTGCCATCGTCTTATACGTTGAAGGTATACCTGCCGGTCAACCCAATGCCTTTCAAATTGAAACCATTTATCATTTAGAGGGTACCCCTAACTTTTCAAGTACTGCAAACAATGCTTTGATCTCTAGCACTGGTAAGAAAGTCTCCATCGGAACATCCGTTGGAGTCGAACTTGCCATGGCTAAAGCATCGAAGTTTGATAATGCAATTCACTGGTTAGAAAGAGGTGCTCAATTTCTAAATGATAATCGGGATACAATTGTGAAAATTGGATCAGCTGCCGCACGGTATATGTAAGGAATTTAATCTTTCGGTAATAACATAATGAGAAATTAACAAAATAAAAATTATAAAATAAATTACAAAATTTAATATATTAACAAACCATGTACAAAACGACCTAATCGAC